TAAGTTCAAAAGGAACTACAAGTTCAAGGTCAATTTTGTCACTTTGACCTTGTGTGCCCCTCAAGCCCACACCGATCAGCAGATCAAGAAACTGCTCCTTCAGCCATTCCTGGACTATGGCCGTAAGGTGTGGAAAATAGATAATTATGTGTGGCGAGCTGAGCCTCAGAAAAACGGAAATATCCATTTTCACATCGTTACGGATGTCTTCATTCCTTGGGTAGAAATCAGAAATTGTTGGAACAGATTACAGGGTAAGTTGGGTTACATCAGCCGGTTTCACGTGAAACACGGCCACAAAGTTCCCAATTCTACCGATGTCCACAGTGTAAGAAAAGTCAGGAATTTGTCAGCGTACCTGGCCGAATACTTTGCCAAGGATTCCCCGGTCCGTCCTATTCGGGGTAAGCAATGGGGCCTCAGTTACAAGCTTAGTCGATTGAAATCTGCGGTTGATGTGCGGTTCTCAGATATTGATCGAGAGCTTCGCGGGCTAATCAAAATCTGCCGGAACAAGGTCAAGCGTAGTGATTATCATACTTGCATTTTTGTAAAGGTAGCTGAATTGGCCAACCTTGGTTTTGCTGTTCTCAATGACGTGTTCCAGGAATACCTCGCCCACGTTTTTGATGAAAAACCCGTGCTCAAATCTCCTGCAGGTAAGCACGAATTCAAACGCCATCGTGGCGTTATAATAGAGAACAAAGTACAACCTGTCATGCAACTAACATTAGACTTCCAGTATACTTTACATCATGGATAAGGGTAGATGCGCTCACGAGATAGAGGATATAAAAGCAAGCTCAGTTAGATAGATGGATATAATGGAATGTACAAGTATGTTATGTGAAAGCAAGCTGAATTTGAGTTGATAATGGTATATAATAATGGATTATGAAGGTATTAGTAGCTTGTGAATTTAGTGGAATCGTACGTTCTGAATTTGAGAAATTAGGCTGTGATGCTTGGAGTTGTGACTTGCTACCATCTGAGTTACCAGGACAACATTACCAATGTGATGTGAAGGATATACTGCATTTGGATTGGGATTTAATGATCGCGCACCCTCCGTGTACTCATTTAGCAGTTAGCGGTGCAAGATGGTTCAAGGATAAAAAGACTGAACAGTTGGAAGCATTGGAATTTGTTAGAATGTTGATGAATTGTGATATTAAAAGGATTGCTATTGAGAACCCGGTTAGTGTGATTAGTAGTAAGATTAGAATTCCAGATCAAATTATTCATCCTTGGCAGTTCGGTCATGGCGAGAAAAAGATTACTTGTTTATGGTTGAAAGGTCTACCGCCCTTAATTTCAACCTTAATTATACAATCCAGGGTACAGAAGGTACTCAACATGTGGCCAACAGAAGATAGATGGAAACTGAGAAGTAGAACATACCCAGGAATAGCTAAAGCAATGGCAGCCCAATGGTCTACCTAAAAAGAAAACTCACTACATTCAAACAACTCACTACGCTCAGACACGCACCCAACCCCCGCTTAAACTCACTCCGTTCAGACAAAAGACCGTTCCTCCCTTCCAATCCCCCCTTTCCATTGCATTCAGCTTTAGTGCCATCTTTAGCTGTGGGGGTCAATTCAACTCACGCCCTCGCGTTTCACGCTCGGGCGTTCGTGCCTTTCGCTGCCCTCTTTTTCCCTCGTGTTACTCGGTCAATCTCACAAGCAGTTCCAGTTGTGTTCAGTCCCTCCCGGCCCTGCAATCGGGCCTCCGGTCCTTCACGGGCTTTTAAGTTTGCTTTTTCTTTACCGCTAACGCGGGTCGGGTCCTTGCTTATGACGCCTCCACTCCGTTCCGGCTGATTAATTCGGAACCCTGCGGGTCGCTGCGCGCTACCGAAATGTGGGAAGTCTCCCACGGCCCTTTCTCGCGCTTTCCCAGCTCCGCCCCCGCTTCGCGGTTGAGAAAAAAGCAGCTTCAGGTGCGCAATTTAGTCGGGCGGCTTCGCCACCCTTCCAAATTTGCGCGTTTTTTATTCTGTGTTAAAAGTAGGGCTCCCCGAAAATAAATTTTCGTAAAAAAAGGCCTTTTTCGTTTTTGCGCTCTGATCGCGTAAGATTTCAAACGGAGTTGTAACGGTGTTGAAATGGAATTTTTCGGTATACTTGCGTAATATTAACCAACTCTCAATCTTATGAAAATTCAATGGTCAGGTTTGGGTCTCACCGAAGGTCGTGGTCGCATTGGCGGCAACATTGCCTCTCGTAATGGATCCGGTGCTTACCTCAAAAAGTTCACCAATCCAATCAATCCCCAGTCAACCGCGCAACAAGCTGTTCGTGCAATCTTCGCTGCCATCTCTTCTTTATGGCGCGCACTTACCCAGGCTCAGCGTGATGATTGGAACACAACCGCTCCTTTGCGCCCCCAGGAGGATTCGCTCGGGAATGTCTTCTTCCTCTCGGGCTTCGGTCTCTTCTCCAAGTATAACAATGCTTTACAGCAACTTGGGATTGCCGGTATTGATAATCCTGTTGCCCTCGGTTCGGTTACTGAGCTGGACGATCTCACTTTAACGATCGCTCAAGCGGCTATGACTATGACTCTTGATTGGACCACTCCCCAACCTGTTGAGCAGTCTTTCGGTATCTTCGCCACCGCTCCACTCTCTGCAGGTAACGAGTCAACCAAGCAGGATTACAAACTGATCCAAGTTGTGGCTGGTGATGGTATCACCGTTACTGAGGAATTCTCAGCCGGGTACAACGCAGTCTTCGGTGCTCAACCAAGTCTTGGCGAGCGCGTGACTGTTCGAGCTACTCCTATCATTGAGCTCAGCGCCCAGGAAGGTGTCAATCAATTCCCTTCTGGTGTTTCTGCATAAGACTATCTGGCAGTAGTCGTGCTCCAGAGCCCGGACAATTTGTCCGGGTTCTTGCTTTTTACAATTCCCTTTTCTACCATTGTATCGACCGGGCAATGCTGGAGAGCAACCCGGGGCTCAACGGAAAATGGAGGGCTGGATTCCCGGCCCCCCCTTTTTTTCTCCCCATTTTTTGTTAGCAAAAAACTCACTTTTCTAATCTGCCAGGTATGATCCACATGAAAATTACAAGTGCCCTCCGTTGGCAATTAAATGACCTCTGTCACTACTATTCTGATACTCGTGTCCCCCCTGTTGAAGTTCGAGAACACATGTACCGGGTAGTTAAAAAAGAGACAGGCGGCAATTGGCAACACGACCAGATGGAACAAGTAGTTGAAGGTTTTATGACCTTCTGGGATCTCGCGTAGCGAGCTTGGTTTATCGTATGCGCCCACAAGTCAGAATTTGAATAGTCCCACCATTCCCTACGTTTCGATCAGGCCCAACTACATCTCGTTGTACAGCCTTCCGGAGTATCGAAAACCCCGGTCAACCGCCCAGGAAAATAACCAGATCAACCTCGCTGTAAACGCGCATGCGGGCAAGGTCAGCCGCAAGGCAAACCGCAGAATCAGGCAAGCAATAGATTGGCTTTTGCACTTCAGCCAGGACAAAACCTTTTACCACAATAAGTTCAAAAGGAACTACAAGTTCAAGGTCAATTTTGTCACTTTGACCTTGTGTGCCCCTCAAGCCCACACCGATCAGCAGATCAAGAAACTGCTCCTTCAGCCATTCCTGGACTATGGCCGTAAG